ACACAGGCACATCAACAGCAGGGTCTATTGCCGTCACAGGAGAGGGTAACTCTACAACTACCAACTTACAGCAGGGGTTGGCAAAGGCTTGGGTTAACTATAATCAATCAACACCTGCTACCGTTGACAGTTTTTCTATAAGCTCTGTAACAGACAGCACAACAGGAGAATTTAAAATTAATATTTCATCTGCTTTTTCAAATACTGGTTACTCTTCTACAGGGATGACAAACGGTACAGCAGGAGTTTCAAGAGGTATAATATCTGAAGACCATGATAATAGTAGGACTACATCTCAATTACCAGTTATTACATCAAAAGATTCAGATGGTGGGTATACAGATTTTACAAGTTCCTCAGTAAGTATGGACGGAGACTTGGCATGAGTACACTAAGAACAAATGCCCTAGAGGGAGTAGACGCAAAGAACAGCATCACTATTGTTGCAGGTGCAGGGAATATTACCACTACGAATGTGCAGAGTGGATTGATAAAAGCATGGATGTATTACAAACAAAATACTCCTGAAATTACTGATAGTTTCAACACAAGTTCTGCTACTGATACTGCTACAGGAAATTACCTACATAACTATACTAATTCATTCTCAGGCTCTTACGACTCTAGATGTCTTGGAGGAACAAGTTTTGCTACAGATAAATTTTTATCACACGGCTCAACAGGTTCTTCAACAAGTGCCACACAGCATAATGTGTATGACATAAGTGGTAGTGGTTTAGATGATAGTTTTAGTTCCCCAAATGCCACAGGAGATTTAGCATGACACCAGAATTTCAAGGAACACATTTATGGGATAGACTAGGGTGGGCAAAAGAAAACCTAGAGCCATACAGAAGTGAGTATTGCATTGTATGGGAAGACCCTGACAACCTAGATGAACCTGCAAAGGTTACACACCCTGACCCTAACTGGATGGCGTGTGCGTTGAATGGTGGGATACTACCACCTGTATGGGTATATTGGGAACTCAAGAAGGACGAAGCACAACCAGACTTTGTAAAGCATACACGAGGGTATTTACTCCATAATACAAAGCCAGTAGAATCAATGACAGAGGAACAGGCAATAGAATACTTGATTATGAAAGACATACCTGAGAGAGTGTGGAAAGATTATGAGCAAGCAAATAGAAAGCGTTTGCTTATAGTAAAGAAGGAGCAGTTACCGTCACATCGAACATGGCGTAACGCTTGGAAAATAGATCAACAAGTGGCATAGGAGATATAATGACCAAAACATTTATAACAGATAAGGATGGGGCAACCATAGATGCGTCTACTGCAACTGTGCCATCTGACAGACATTTTAGAAACGCATGGAAGCTCAGTGGTTCTGTGATATCCGAAGACATGACGGAGGCTAAGAAGATATTCAAAGACAAGATTAGAGAAGTCCGTAAGCCTTTGTTAGAAGCTGAAGACGTAGTCTACATGAAAGCATTGGAAGCTGATGACGCATCGGCTAAAACAGCATCCGTAGCTAAAAAGAAAGCATTGAGAGATGCACCTGCTGCAAAGGCTATAGATGATGCAGACACAATAGCTAAACTAAAAGCTGCTTGGGATACAAGCACATTGGGTGACAGCCCTTACGCATGAGGTAAATAAATGGCTTTAACTAAAGTTAGAGGTCTAGGTCTAGGCACACTAGATGACAACATTACATTTAGTACGGCAGGTAAAGGTGTGCATCTAGGTGTTACCTCTGCTACATCTTCTAATTTACTAGATGACTATGAAGAGGGAACGTGGACACCTATTTATATTGGAAGTGGGGGTAACAACCCTACTTGTACCTATGATGATAAACAGGTGGGTGTTTATGTTAAGGTTGGACAATTAGTGCATTGTCAAGGAAGGGTAAGAACAGATTCGGCTTCTGGTGGTGGGGATACTTTGCAATTAGGTGGTTTACCTTTTGCAAATACTGCAACTAGTCAAGCTTTTGGTGCAATAAATATTGCATATAACAATCTTTGGGTTGCAGACCATCATCCTAAAGGTGGTTATATAAGTCCTAATACGACAGCAGTCACACTTACAATATTTAATTCAAGTGACCCTAGAGATGATATAAACGACACCATATTGACAACAGAATTAAGTAATAGTGCAAATTCAAATGATTTAATTTTTTCCGTTCACTACAGAACAGATTCATAAACGTCATCAGGAGAAAAAAATGGCAATAACAAAAGAAGAAATACAAGACAAAATAGAAGTCGTAGGTGACTACAAACACATACAGGTGCGAACAGCAACTATAATAAAAGAGGATGGTAAAGAAATATCACGTTCCTACCATCGCCATGTTGTAGCACCTAACAGCGACAGCACAAACGAGAGTGCAGATGTAAAAGCAATGGTAGCACAGTTTCATACAGATGCAGTTAAGAAAGCATATGCTGACCATATAGCAAATCAGGAAATCTAATGCCCTATATAGGAAAAGCACCACAGCAAGGCATCCGTAACAGGTTCATCTACCAAGCAACAGCAGGGCAGACAAGCTTTAGTGGCTCAGATGCTAATTCACTCACATTGAGCTATCCTGACTCAGAATATGTTGATGTTTTTCAGAATGGAATCTTGCTCAAACCTGCAACAGACTACACCTCTACATCAGGTACATCAGTCGTGTTGGTCACAGGAGCATCAGCTAATGATGTAGTAGAGATAGTTGTGTATGACACATTCAGTATAGCCAACAGCTACACCAAGGCAGAGTCTGACACACGCTATCCCTTCTTAGGTAATGATAGCATCATACGAACCAATGGTCAGACAATCAGTGCTGACATAACAATCAGTAGTACAACCAATGCACTGTCAGCAGGACCTATTACAGTCGGTGCATCAGCAACGCTAACAGTTAATGGATTTTATACAATATTATGACAAGTGAACTTAGAGATGATGAAACAGGTCAGTTAGCTTCTTCTTTTACAAATAATATGAGTGCAGTTAATTTTTGTAGTTTAGGCATTGCTAATGGTTCAAGCACAGATGATATAATTACTACTAATTATGGAGCCGCTACAAGTCCTGCATGGACAACAGGCTCTACTAATTTTTTAAGCTACGATGGTGCTTTTAAAGATACTGCCATAAGTGGTATGGTAAAAGGAGATTTAGCATAATGGCAAGTGAAATTAAAGTAGATACAATCGTCAATGCAGGGGGAGATAATGACACTGGGATTGACCTAAGTACGAATGACAATATTAAATTTGACATTGCAGGTAGCCAGAAAGCTATGATTGATAGCAGTGGTAATCTGCTTGTGGCTACTACAAATTCTGGTATTGGACAGGAGGGGATACAGCTTCTTGCCAATGGTAGGATTGGTGCATCTGCATCAGGAGCTTCTGCATTACTTGTTAATCGTGATACATCGGATGGAAACATCGCTGTTTTCCAAAGAGCAAACACCACTGTGGGGAGTATTGGAAACGCATCATCAGATAGTATTTATATTGATGGTAATGCGTCGGCTGTAGCTAACCTAGGTTTTGGTGGTAGTAGTCTTATCTATCCTACAGTAGATAACGTGGCTGACCTTGGTGCGTCTAGCCTACGCTTTGATGACATCTTTGCTACCAACGGAACAATCCAAACGTCTGACCAAAATGAAAAGCAAGATATAGCAAGTGCCACAGCAAAAGAACTAAATGTAGCCAAAAAGCTATCAGCATTATTCAAGACATTTAGATGGAAAGATAAGGTCACAGAAAAAGGAGATAAGGCTAGAACACACACAGGAATAATTGCACAGGATATACAATCAGCTTTTAGTGCAGAGGGATTAGATGCGTCTAATTATGGGCTGTTTACATCAGATACATGGACAGATGACGATGGCAAAGAGCAGACAAGACTAGGTGTGCGATATCCTGAGTTGTTCTCATTTATCTTCTCCTCTATAGAAGCACGATTGACAGCATTGGAGTCTAAGTAATGGCATCAACACTAAAAATAAATACATTAACAGGTGTCACAACAGCAGGGTCAATCGCTGTGACAGGCGAAGGGAATAGCACCACGACTAATCTACAACAGGGGTTGGCTAAATTGTGGGCAAATGTAGATGGCACAGGCACATCAGCTATGGATGACTCATTTAACGCAAGTACACATACAGATATAGGCACAGGGGAATTTTCAGTGACTACAACTAATGCTTTTAACAGCAGTGACCACTCTGCTCATGTTAGTGGCAACTCTTCTCATGTATTTTTAAATAATACTAATCTTACAACAACAAATATTAGAATGGCTGTTACTGGTTCTGACGGTTCACTTCAAGATTGTGACCCTATTACGTTTACTTCACACGGAGATTTAGCATGAGCAAAGCAGCAGAGTTAGCAAACCTTATAGGCAACATCAACGCAGGGGGTGGTGGCACTAATAAAAATGTCATCATCAATGGTGCAATGAATGTGGCACAGAGAAGAACGTCAGCAAGTTCTATAGGAAATGAAACTGTGTTTATTTTAGATAGATTTAAAACACTTCAAAGTGGTTCTAATGGAGTATTGACAATGTCACAAGACAGTTCTGCTCCTAGTGGTTTTGCTAATAGTTTAAAACTTGATTGTACAACAGCAGATACCTCTATTGCATCAGGAGAGTCTCTAATTTTAAGACAAGTAATTGAAGGACAAAATCTTCAAGCGTTTGCAAAAGGAACGTCAGATGCTAAACCCTTTGCTGTGTCGTTCTATGTAAAAGGCAATGCTAGTGCTACTTATAATTGTGTTCTTGGTGATGAAGATAATACAAGACAATCAGTTAGACAATTTACTGTGGGAACAGATTGGTCAAGAGTAGAATTAACTTTTCCTGCTGACACCACAGGAGCATTTGACGATGATAATGCAGGAAGTCTTGAATTTAATATTATTTTACACGCAGGTTCTGATTTAACCAGTGGTTCACTTAATGAAAACGTATGGGAAGCGAGAGACTTTACGAAACAAGGTTCAGGTATATCCTCGTTCTATGACAGCACAGACAGAACCTTCTTCATCACAGGTGTTCAGTTAGAAGTAGGGCAGAACCCAACAACATTTGAGCATGAGCCTTTTGCTAACACACTTAGAAAATGCCAACGCTATTATGAAAAATCTTATAATCAAGGCACTACTCCGGGAACATCTACACATCTAGGCAGTCGTTCTACTGGAGGAAATCAAGCAGCAAATACAACAGGTGAAATTGGAGGGTATTTTCCATTTATAGTAACAAAACGTGCTGCTCCAACAATGACTATATATGACCAATCAGGAAACTCTGGGAAAACAACTATTTCTTTATATGGCACAGGAACAACAGCAAATCAAACAAGTTCTGTGAGTAATATGTCTGAAACAGTTTTCTTTGTATCAAGAGGTAGTGCAGGTTCACCTGCTAACGCAACTGAGCTTTATGTTCAATTTGAAGCAGATTCAGAGATATAGGATATACAATGAATATTACATCAGCATC